TCACATAAGCCCATATTAATATACTCTCTGTATGTAAAACCCTCATTTTTAACAGGGTTAATAACTGCGTGCCCTAAACTTGTTAAATGTTCCTCTGCTGCCCTAAACTGTTCTCTATAGTTAGGGTTGTTTGTAATAGCTCCAGCTATATATATTTTCATAGATTACCTCCTTTTACTGCTGCCTCGTTTGCTTTTACGTCTCTTTTTTGCTATATATTCACCATACTCTTTAGGTGTAGTTGCTTTATATATCCATTCAGGTTTGATATAGTAATCTAAATAACTAAAAAACTTATTCAACATATAACACCTCCTACTTTAATAATGTCCTACGTGCCTTTGACAGCTTGCTGAGCACTACCAGCTCTGTATTATTTTCTGTTACTACCATCCAGTTATCAGGTACTAATTTATTTTTACTCATTAGTATCTTTTGTGCTCTGGTGGGTTTCTTAGGTTGTTTCATTCGCTACCTCCTTAAATTTCAATTTAGTAATGTCTTAATGTCATTCTTTGTTAATTCTGATTGTAAATATTTGATATTGCTCTTTTGATTGTTATACTTTTTTATGAGTTCAAATAAAGCATTATCTAAACTTCTATCATCAAAAATACATAAGCCTGTTATATTAGCAATCTGTTGAATACGATAATCTAACACCTCTGCTGTCATAACTGTACCTCCTAAATTACTTTATCCTCTAGTTCCTTTGTCCATATCCACTTATAAGCTATTACCTCCCCATCATTACCAGTAATAGCACTTACACCCTCACTAAAATATTTCCTTATTAGCTTTACTGTTAATTTAAAAATAAGTCTCCTCATTCAGTGCCTACCTCCTTATACTGTTTTAAATCATAACCAAAAGGGTCTATACCTAGCCTGTTACATTCCTCTATACAGCTAGTCCTACCAGCTGTACTTGTTCCTTGCATAATTAAATCTTGTACTATTACCCAGTTAAAATTATACTTTCTGTACGTTTTAGGCATTTTTCTTATATAATTTTTCAATATTCTTAATTCTTCTGATATTGACATTTATAAACCTTTCCTCTCTGCTGCCGCCTCGCCCTCGTATACTCTTATACTGGTACGATAATAAAATATAAGCTCTGTCAGGTATTCCTCCTGAGCTACTAATAAATCTCTTTGTTCTCTCAGCTTTGCTACATTGTCTAAGCCTCTGCAATAATCGTACAGAGCAGTATTAGCCATGCCATTAACTTTAGCTTTTGCCATTTCTCGCCCTAACTCTGTACGATATTCATACTCTGCATTAGATCGCTTTTCAGCAACCTCATAACGCTTATCAATAGTAGCTCTTAATCTCTTAATACTGTCGAACAGGTTCGCTACTATTGTTTGCACTATTAACCTCTTTTCTCTTATATTTTGCTAAGCACTCGTTACAAATTATTATTTTAGTCTTACGTCTTGTCTCTATAGTCTGAAAGTTCCCAGCTACGTCTTTATTACAATCTCTGCATATTGGCATATTCTCACCTCCTCATAGGTAGTACAAGTTTTATGTTATCCTCACCAGTTCTAATAATGATAGGTTTATCTTTACCTCGTATCTCAATATCACAAGACTTATCCCAGCCTGTTTTAATACTGGCTAGCGCATTTTTTAATAACCTAGCGTCTACACATATACTGGCTGTTATTTCATTCTCCAGTGTATCTTTGACTAATTTATCAATTTTAAAAAACTCTTGCTCTGGCTGCTTATAGCCTGTTATGTTTTCGTTCACTGTTATATACGCTTTTTTGTCTACCAATTCTATCTCTACATTTCTATCAGAATTACATATCTTAGGTATGTTAGGCTTGATAAAGCATTTAAAAGATACATCCACCTCTTTTACTTTTGCATATTCTATAGATATTTCGTGACCCTCACAGGCAGAGGCTTTAATTATTTTATTTTCTGCGTCAATTTCTAAATAAATATATTCACTTGCTTTATTGCTTGTTATTCCAGTGAAACGCTTTGTACCATTTACTAAGCGTTTGAACTCAATAGCGTCTATTATTGCTCTCATATAAAACCTCCTAAATGTCAAACGGTAACCCATCACCCTCTACATCATCTGGTATATTCATAAAACCATCTGGGGCTGATTCTAAGTTACTTTCATCTGTGCCTCGTTTTTCTCCAGTAAAAGACGCTTTACTAACTCTAATACCAGTGGTGTATACCTTAACACCGTCCTTATTTGTGTAGCTGTCAGTTTCAATACTGCCAGTAATAGCTATCATATTACCCTGAGAAAAATATTTACTTATAAATTCTCCAGTCTTATTCCACGCTGTACAGTTAATAAAATCTGCCTTTGGTTTATCCTCTCCAGCTGCTTTATAATCTCTCTCTACAGCTACAGTAAATTTAGTAACAGAGTTATCACTACCCTGTAAGTATCTTGTCTCTGGCGCTTTTGTAAGACGCCCCATTAATACAACCTGATTAAGCATTATTTTTTTACCTCCAATCTTGCCGACAAATATACTTTTACATCTGCGTCCTCTGTAATTTTGTCATACAATGCCTCTTTTAAAATAAGTTCCTCATATCTCTCTAAGCTGATTGTAATAGTCTGATTCTCCATAATATTATCTCCTCTCATTTGTTGCCCTCTTTTGTCATGTGTTCAAATACCTTAATACAGTTTTTGTATATGTCCACTGTCATATCTGTTAAGCTGGTAATCTGGTATCTATCCAATATAGATTTTTCCTTTACGTTCAGTGCTTTCATACGTTCAATTATCTCTATATACTGCTTAGGGCTTATGTATGTCTTTACACCATCTACCTCAAAAGCCATTTTATAAAGATATTCCTTGACACTTTTAAAACCTATAGCGTCTGTAGCTGGCGCATTAAATCTAATAGACTGGCTGGCGTCCTCTATATTTACCAGAGTAAGAGTAGCCACATTATCATAAAAGCAATAGAGTGGCAGCACTTTATAATATTTACATTTGATAGTTATACGTGCCATAAGCTCATCAAAGTCTTTAAACTCCTCTTTTTGTAGTGCTATTCTCAAATTTAAGAGCTTGTTATATATGTTATTCTCCACTGCTGCCACCTCCCTCTACAAACTTCTTAAAATATGCTTTATAATGATTCTCCAGCTCATTATTTCTTAGTTCTACTGCATATGGACTATTAGAGCCGCTTGTAGAATTTGAGTTATAGGTGTTACTTATCGTTACGCCTCTACCTTTTGACGTAAAGAAGTAATCTATAAACTCTGCCAGTTCTTCCACATTAGACTCCCTGTATGCCAACCTGATCATACTTATTAAGTGAGTACGTGTGTATAACTTCTTAGCTGTTTTAATCTTTCCATTTTCCACAAGCCACTCGTGAGCTTTCATAATCTGAGTTAATGCCTTTTCTACTGCTGCCTGTTCTTTTTCAGTTATCTCATGTTCTATAATGTATGGTCTGATAAAATCATTTTTGAGGCTTGGTTTACTCACTGTGAGCATTACCAGAGCCTTAATAACTATGTCCTCATTGGTGTAGCGGTTTATCTGGCTATCCTTTAACGCCTCTGTAAATATAGGGTGTTTAGCTATTTCCTTAATCTTGTCAAATGATTTAGCCTTAACTCTGGTAAGCTCTATAGCTGTAAGTGCTTTACCGTTATTGAGTCTATAAAACATTTCACATACTTCATCCTCTGTAATATCCTCAAAGTAATATACAGTGAGAGAGTAGCTTATAATGTCATCCTGTACGTTCTCTGGCAAGTCATTAAAATACTTACCCTCCAGCTCCTCACTAACACCTGTTAAAGCATACTCATTATTAAAATATCCTGTTATGGCGCTACACCTCTGCTTACCATCCAGCATATCAAATACTTTATTTTCGTCTCTCTTAGCGTAAAACGCTGGTATAGGATAACCTATTATCATTGACTCTATGAGTAATGATTTACGCTTAATATCCCATACATAACCACGCTGTATAGCGTTATCAAATGTAATACTTCCATTTACGCACATTTTAGCTAGCTGGCGTGCGTTCCAGTTAATATTTAATCTTTTTAACATATTGCCTCCTATTCTCTATAAATAGTTTTTACCAAACTCTCTTATAAAGTCTCCTCTGTCACCATATGTAGCCTCATAAGCCTCTTGTCCTATACGCTTAAGGTATAAGTCTGTCTCTCTGTTTTTATGAGCTGCATTTTTACCGTTTCTGTGGCACGTCTCACCACATAGCCAGACTTTTAAGCCTCGTTTTTCACTATTTTTTCTATTACTTCTACCAAAAAATATATGGTGTTCCTCTAAGCCGTCATAAAAACCATAAGGTGTACTGCTGCCACATAAGTAACATTCCTTTTCACTCTGTATTATGCTTTTCATACGCCCACCAACTTATATATAGCTACCATTCTTTTAGTCTCCACATCATACGCCTTACCAGTAACCTCTACTATGCCAGCACGTTCCAGCTCTGTAAGCCTAGGCGCTACTGCCTGACGTACTGGGTATGGTATAAGTTTTTTCTTATGCAATACTACAGCTATTTCACGTGCTGTCAGTTCTGCTCCCATACTTAACTCAGTGAGTATGTGCTTATAAGCGGTTTCTTTGTCCAGATTTTCAAAACTCTCTTTTTTTGTATCACTTGTAATACTCATAAAAATACCTCCTATCTTAGTCTGTAATTAGGTATACTGTTATCAAATGTCACTATATAGCCTTTACTCATTTCTATAAGTCTGCTGCCTATTGCCTCATCAAACTCTAGCAGCTGCTCTATGGTTTTTTCAGTTGATATAATAAACGGCTTACGCTGTAAGTATCTGTAATTAATAATCTCGTACAATATATTAACGTCAGAATCTGTCACCTTGCCTTTAAGTAGGTCATCAATAAATAACACTCTGGCATTTTTGAGCTTATATATATGGTCGTTATATATGTACTTGTTATCACTGCCTATCTGCTGTTTAAGAGCGGTTACTACGTCTCTGTATGGCATATAGCGCACGCCTACACCGACATTTATTAAGTTATTAGCTATAGCTAGTCCTAATGTTGTTTTTCCTCGTCCTGAGCTACCACATAGCAACATAGAATTAATACGCTCTTTTTCTATACTTTCAAAATTTTGAAAATATGATACAGCTGTATTTTTTGCATTTATTAGCGCTGGCTCGTTAAATGTTTCAAAACCGTTAAAGCCCTTTTTACTATCTTCCTCACTTATTCCACTGGAGGTTAGTAAGTTAAGAGCTATAACCCTCTCTCTACACTCACACTCCTTAGCTATTTCATATCCCTGATCATCTGTGTAAAATATCCATGTAGTACCTTTGCACTTTTCACATACACTCATTTAAAACACCTCTTTACGGTTATTTACTGTAGTATTATTTGCCTTAAGGTGTGACAGGTCATACTTGCTCTGCTCAGCTGCTGCCTTTTTCTTATCATCATAATTACCATCTAACACCTTAGCCATATTACTATCCTTAATTAACCAGTCAAATGTAGCAGACCAATTACGGCTATTAGAACCTTTTAAAAAGCTGCTTGCCTCTGCTTTTTGAAACAATACTTTAAAATCATCTACCGTATACACCCTGAGTCTTGCCTTAATAGCCTTTTTTCTGTTCTCTGATAGAGTTACAACCTTAGGGAACGATACGCAAGTATCGTTATACATATCAGCTATCAGCTGATAATCTACTTTTGTACTTGTTGCCTCTCTCTCTATCTCTATCTCTTTCTCTTTCTCTATCTCTATCTCTTTCTCTGGGCTATTTTGTCCAGACATTTGTCCGTCTATTTGTCCTGTAGTAAGTAATTTCTTTTCTGCCTCTATTCTTGCCCTGTATTCTCTCTTACGGTCTGCCTCAGTGCTAGATTTGCCTATATAATTTTGAATATTCAGCATATAAATAGCGCCATTATCTAACACCTCAACTAACCCCAGCTGAACAAATATTTTTAATGCCTTTTCTACTGTGCCTACTTGATGACGTGTAAGCTCAGCCAATATATCAGGCGTGTAAGGTATCAAGTCATTAAACATTAACCGTCCTTGACTTTTAAGACTCCTTAGATAGAGTTTCATAAGAATATTGCTATATAAGTAACCGTCTGGCATACCCTCTAATATAATAATGGCGTCATCATTGTAAAAATCGTCTTTTAGCTTTAAGTAATAATACTTTTTATCATCCGCCACCTAATCACCTCCATTATGTATAGTTTTCTATACTTTTAGATTAAAAAAATAATAATTACTTTTGCACCTCCTCAACTATAAAAACCTCTGCATACTGTACCCCAAACTCCAGAGCCTCATCATGATCATTAAAATATACGTCTATTCTCTTATCCTTAATAGCCCCCCCACAATCCATAGCCTCATACTCTTTACCGTTAATAAGTAAAACTGTGCCATATGGTATAACTGTAGGGTCTACTGCTATACTGTAGCCAGCTGTAAGCAGTTCACCACTTGCACCATATACAAGCTCATTACCAGCGCTGTCTACTGGTCTGTCTTTAGCCCATTTACCACAGCACTTACTACAGCTACAGTAGGCTGTCAGTCTAAACTCACCTATACTTACAAGTTCTGGCTCTGTAGGTGTCTCTGTTACCGTATCAACCTCTACAGGCTCAACTATTGCTATTTCCTTTACTGGCTTTGTAGTAGGCTCAGTTACAGGCTCAACTGCTGCCGTCTTTCTCATACTAAGTAACAAGATTAATAGAGTTGTTATAAAAGCTGCTAAAACTATCTTTCTATCCACATTTCTCCTCACTTTCCTTGTGTTCTTTAATAGTTGCTTTAATCTTAATTTGTTCCTGTGACTCTAATAGCTCTATCAGAGTCTTTAAAATATCCGCTCCATTCATAATATGTACCCCACTGGTATAGTTTTCTATACTTTTTCAACAAAAAAATATAAATGTGCGTCAGCCAGAGGTATACCTAATAACTCACAGGCTTTATAAATTTCTGGCGTTTTCCACGGCACAGCATTATTAAGACGCTGGTTAAGGGCTGTGTAACTCATTCCCATAGCTTCAGCAAAAGCCTCCTGAGTATCAAATACCTCTTTAATTTTTAGTTTTAACTTTTTATAATCAAAACTCACTTTATCCACCTCCTTAAATTCTGGTATAGTTTTCTATACCTCACAAAAGACATTATATTAGTATAATTTTTAATTGTCAAGCATAAAATATAGAAAATCTATATTTCGTGTATAGTTTTACGGTTAAAATGTTGCTTTTTCTATACTTTTGTGGTAAATTAGATTTATTCTCATAAGGAGGGAAAATAATGGATAAACATGAAAGAAAAAATAGAATAGAGGAGGCGCTTAATATAAGGGGAATTAAACAGATCGAACTTGTAGAAAAGACTGGATTAAAAAAAGCCTCAGTTAATCACTGGGTTAAACAGCGTTATCAACCAAAGCAAGATTCAGTATTTAAAATGGCTAGAGTGTTAGACGTGTCTGAAATGTGGTTAGCTGGTTATGATGTACCAATGGAAAGACCTAAAGCACAGGTTAAAATGGATGAGCTGGCTAAAGTGTTTAACATCATAAGAAAAGATGAGCAGTTAAAAAACTTAGTAGTAAATATATCTAAGTTAAATGAGGAACAATTAAACACCGTAGAGAGTATAGTGAGTGAATTTAGCAAGGTTAACAGTCTGGGCTAAGCAAACTGAGGATTAGATATAAAAGCTCAATATCTTCACAATTACTTAATAATTCAGTTATTAGTTTGATAGTATTTTCACGTTCTGTCATACTATAATACCTCCATTTTTAATTTTTACGAACATCTGTTCTAATAACTATTTATATAATAGTATTTTTAGTATAAATTTGCAAGCACTTTATTATATTCAAATAATTTAATTTACAAATAAGAAAAACATATCAAGGAAATGTAAAAAAGGAGTAAAATTATGTCAATAATAAGAGTAGCCTGTTATATTAGGGTATCAACACAAGAGCAAAAGTTACACGGTATCTCACTAGACGCTCAAAGAGAAAAATTAAAAGAATATGCAGAAAAGCACGGTTTCATAATAATAGAATGGTATGAGGATGAGGGAGTAAGTGGACGTAAATTAATTAAGAGACGTCCAGCACTCCAGCGTATGCTTAATGACGCTAAAGCTGGTAAGTTTGACCGTATTATATTTATTAAATTAGACCGTTTCTTTAGGTCTGTGGCTGAGTATCATGAATGTATGAAATATATTGACCCAGTTATATGGACAGCTACAGAGGAAAAATATGACCTCTCTACTGCTAACGGCAGAGCTTTTGTTAATATGAAGTTAACTATAGCTGAGTTAGAGGCTGATCAGACTGGAGAACGTATAGACTTAGTTAACGAGTATAAGGTTAAGACTGGACAAGCTCTTACTGGCGCTCAAAGTCAAGGCATAGGATATACTGTAAAAAAGGACTCTGAGGGTATAAAAAGGGTTGTAAAAGATAAAAAATATGAGGCTTTTGTTACAGACTTTATAAATCACTTTTTAACATACCAGAACAAAAAACAGGCTTTCGATTACGCAACCGATAAGCACAATGTAAAAACTTATTATAACAGTATGAGCAAATTATTAACTGATACTAAAATATATGGTCATTACAGAGGTAATGATAAATACTGTGAGCCTTATATAAGTAAAGAATCTTTTGAACAGATACAGCAGATATTAAGCAAAAATATTAAGTCTACACCCTCAAAAAATGTATACTTATTTACTGGTCTTATACCGTGCCCTCTTTGTGGTAATAATTTAACATCTACTTTTAACGGCAGCAAAAAACCAATAATTAGTTACAGATGTAATACGTATAGTGTTCAAAAACACTGTACTTTTAAATATCGCCCTAATGAGAAAAAAATAGAAACGCTGTTACTAGAGAATCTTAATAAATATATGACGTCTTATATAGAGACCTCGAAAATAGAGGACGCAAGAATACAAGATACTCACGCCTCAGACAAAATAGTAGATATTAAGGCTGAAATGGAGCGAACTACTAAAGCATACCGTAAAGGACGTATTACAGAGGCAGAATATGATAAAGAGTATGAGGAACTGGAGACAAAATTAAAAGAGTTAGAAAGTCATTTAGAACCTATTTTAGAGCGTGACCTAACTGTATATGAGGAATTACTTAAGAGCAACTGGCAAGATTTATATTATGCTCTTACCAGAGAAAACAAAAGAGCTTTCTGGAGAAAATACTTAAAGGCTATTAAAGTCAATAAAGACGGTACTTTTCAGCAGCCTATATTTTTTTAGGCTGTTGTTGTACTAACATCATAGCTCCATTTGGAGCTATGTTATTAGTACAACAATTAGTAAAAGTAATAAAAGCCCTATTTCTAGGGCTTTTTTGTTTATTTTATGTATCTTACAAAAATCTCACAGCCGTAATTTGTTCTGCTGCCGTCATCTAGTTTATTACCGCCATATATGTCACAGTTAATATTATCACGCTTATACTTTTCCTCATACTCTAAAAATGTCTGTACATGATCACTAGGTATATTTCCTATAATCTGGTCATTAATTTTTATATACACAGCGTCTCTACCCTCGTATAAATAACGCTCAAAATTTACTGTTTCTGGTGTTTCATCCCCCCATTTAAAAGCTCTCAGTATTGCCTGTCTGGTTTTTCTGCCATTTTTAAATGTAACACCAGCCGCTTTAAAGGATAAGAATATATAAGGGCTTTCTTTTTTCTCCACTGCTGCCGCTTTTGTATTTGTAGTTTGTGGTTCACCTTTTAATAAATTATCTAATCTTTTTTGAGCCGCGGCCTTTTCTTGCAAACCATTTTTATACGCTTTATTAGTACTCCATCCTAAAAATATAAGAAATAGACCTAATAGTAAAAGAGGTATAAAAAATAGCCCCATCAGAGAGAATAGTATACCAGTTACAAAAAATGTTACTCTGTTTATTTTTAAGTTGTTTAATTCTTTATCTGTCATATATGACCTCCTGATCTTTTTTATTTACATATTATACCAAAATAGTAAATAGGTCAATATAAAAGAGGAGGACGCTAATTAAAGCGCCCTCGTTTACTTACATCATACCAGCTTTATTTTTAGCTATAGTACCTCTTATATTACTGATACCAGATACTACTATCATAGGCAGCTCACTTATTAAGTCAGTACAACTTAATACGCCTCCACCAGTCCACTGTAATATAGAGTTAGTCTGATAAAAGCCACCTCTGGCTAATGTAGGAGCATTT